CGTTTTATTTTTGGTATAATTTTATCTTCGCCAACATATGAAATCATAAAGTTATTCACGATGTCCGCTAAACTAATATGTTGGTAGCTTCCTAGCTTTTCATTTCTTTCTGTTTGTACAACAGTTACTTGTAACCCGTTTTTAGGAGAACCATCACCTTCTAATACATCTGTGTTATTCGTATTATTTGTAAATGTAATAATTCCAGAATTATATGTATAGTTTCCAGAATTAATTTGCTTGTTATTTACAAATATTTCAAATTGGCTTTCACTTGTAGGTAAAGGCGAAAACATTGCTGAAGTTAAAGTGAACTCATAAGTTACTCCATTTCCAGTGAAGTTTACACTATTGTTATAATAACGTTCTTGTGATATTGTGAATAATGACATTTATTAAGCTTTTTCTTGTTGAACATTTTTAACTTCTTCTGCGCTTCCTATTTGATATAAACCAGGGTCTTTTAATATTACTCCTGCTAACGCTAGTATTTTTACAACTAATTCAGTTTCATCTGAAGGGTGTAACTCAAAGTGAGTGGTTTTAGAAGAAGAACTATCATACAAACCTGTCGCACTATCATATCCCCATTTTACTTCTACTGGCTTTTTAATATAATAGAATTGCACTCCTTGAGTTATGCTTCTTGGAAATATTTCTATTTTATTACTGCTTTGTATGTAAACAGGATTTTCTTCTGTAGGTGCAGCTAATTTTGTTTTGTTGATTTTTAAGAAGTATTGTAAAGTAACTAATTCCGCTTCATTGCCATCTACAAAATCATCAGGTCTAGAAGCTTGTACAAAAACATTATTTAAACGGTAAAGATCTGAAGGTAATAAGTAATGACCATTAGATCCACCTGATTCAGTTACTGTTGTTGATTTTTCAAATATAGAAATTTTTTCTTCTATCAATGCAACCATATCTGAATTAACGTTGCCACTATCAGGAAGTCTAGAAAATTGATTTAAATCATAGAAGTATTGCTCAAATATATCGAGCTGTGCTTGATTAGCCATGTAGTTGAACTCTTGAGGAGTGATATATCCTCTTTGTTCTTTATTTGTAATTGCTAATACTCTTTGGTATACAGTGTTTATGTTTACACTCATTTCTTAATGTTTTAGGTTAGGCCCACGGATATTGTAGGCCTACACCTAAATATCACTTATTTTAATCGTTTTTCAACTGTTTGATATACTTCAATTCCGTCGTCAGTCTTAAAATATGATGCTAAAGCTGAATATGGGTTTTCATCAAATGGAACGGTAATTAATTTTCTACCATTACTTGCCCATGTAAATGTGCGTTGATCATTTGATAATTTAATAATATTTTGCTCTACCGCTTTAATTCCGATGTTACGGATATTAATATTCTCATCATTTGCAAGTTCTAAAAATAAACTTGGGTTATTACGAGAAAATACAATTAAATCTCTTTTTACTTCTTTAGAAGACATATTTACTACTTGACTTCCGATTTCAGCTCTCATTATAGCTTCAGCTTGGTCAATATCCATTTTGTGAGCTATATTTAATGCTTCAATTTGTAATTCTAGTACATCTAATTCTTCTACAGCTTCTACTGTTGCATCAAATTCAAAGTAAGCTTTGTTTCTAAGAGGGTGGTAAAGTGATAAGAGTTTTTGTAAAACTTGCTTTTGCTTTGGAACAAATAATGTACCATCTTTAAAAACAATATGCGCAAGTCTACCATCACCTTTAAACTCATCTACAAAAGGTGTTTTTTGATTAGTAGTGTATTTTATTTCTCTTTCATATCCTTGCTCTTCATCAAAGTAATATACATTTCTTGATTTTAATGTAAATGTAAGAGGAGCGAATTCATTTTTAAGAACGTATACTCTATCTTTAATTTCCCAAGAGGGTTTAGTTTGTTTTTTTTGAACTGGTGCTGTTTTTACACTAGTTGCTTGAGGCGCAACCTCAATAGGTTTTTCTGCTACAGCTTTTTTTGCCATAATATAATAAAATAAAAAAGTTAAAAAAATAAAGCCGAAGGTACCCGAAAGTACCCTCGAACTTTAGTAAATACTAGTTAAATAACATAAAGTTATTAGCTGCTTGTACAACTAAACATCTTTCAGTTAAATAGTGTACTTCCATCTTGTCTTCGCCAGTAGTAAAGTTTCCACCTACAGATCCAGTTACCCAAGATTTCATTTTTCTATCATCTGCTTGAGAAGTTCTATATCTTACGTGTAAGAAAGGTCTTCTGATGTTTTTACCAAGAATTTGATCATAAACAGAAGAAGTACCAGCAGGAAGTAATGCTCCACGAGTAATGTTAGTAGCCTCGCTTGCGTCAGCTCCAATACCTCCACGTAATTTAGCATCGTTTAAGTATTTCCAGTCAGATTTATAGAAGTCATAAGAACCTCTTCTGAATCCAGAGAAACCTAAATTTAAAGCCATATCCTCACTGTTTTCAAAGATACCAAAAGAAGTACCGTTTGAGTATCCTGCATTTCCGATTCCAGCTAACATATCATCAATGTTTAATGATAATCCTCTGTTTACGAATAATACATTTTCTTCGATAGCCCCTTGTGCGTCAAGCTTCTTTAAGATTTCATCAAAATCAGCAAGATCTTCAGATGCACTTCCAGTTCCGTCTACACCTTGAGTAGTGTGTCCACGATCTTTAATAGCTGCAAAAAGACCTTCAGATCCAGTTACTTCTGTTAAGTTAGTGTTGCTTACTTTTTCTGCTTCAATTAAAGCAATTTCTGCGTAGTCTTCAAAACGAGTTCTTGTGTCTCCTTCAGCTTTCAAATACCATAAGTATCCAGACTGTCCAGATTCACCAGTTACTTCAACCCATCCAATTTGAGAAGCGTCAGAACCATTAATCTCGTATTTATCACGAAGAATCATTGGCTTATTAGTGAAGCTCTTAAATTCTGGTTGTAAAACACCAAAAGTATTATCATTGCTACCTTTAGCGAATTCAGATCCAAATACGAAAAGAGAAGAAGCATTCGCAGTTGTTGCGATACCTGCACTTACAAGACCAGTTGAATTAGTATAACATTTTACTGTAATAGAAGTAGCTGAAGTATCGTCAGCTGTTACATAAGCACGAGCTTCGTCTGCACCATCAGTAATAACGATCATGTTACCAGTACGGATAGCGTGACCAGAAGGTAAACCAGATATTACGTTAGCTCCACTACCGTCAGCTCCTACAGTTAATGAATCATAAGATAAGTGTAAACGACCTTGCTCAGACCATACAACTTGATCAGAAGACATAGGCATTTCAGCTCCTACCATACGTAAGAAACCAGAAACAGAACGATTTCCGTATCTTTCTACTTCTTGTTCGTATAATTCAGGTAAATACTGTTGTGCCCATCCTGCAGTTGCAGAAGATGTAAAATCAACATATGCTGTTGAAAGTGTTTGTTTAGTTGGTGCTGGTACTGCATTTAAATTAGCGCCAGCGTTTGGAGTGTTTACTGCCATTTTGTTTTGTTTTAGTAATTTTTAAGTTTTAGTTTTAATTTTGAAGCGTCATCGCCAATTACCCTTGCTTTAATACCCGCTGTGTTATTAGACTTATTATGAACCCCTCTCGGATCCATGCTAATATTTTTAGCAGATTTTACACTTTCTTTTAAAGCGTCTGCACGCCCTTGTTCATAAAAGTGATTTGCAACTGCATCTGGATTCATAGCAGTAAATAAAGATTTATGATAACCTTTGGCGTCATCCATAACATTGTCCTTATTAAGAAACTTCTTAATAAAATTATTTATGTCGCTTTGGTTTGTTTTTACTTCATCTACATTTTTAACATTAAAACGATATTTTTTATCACCGACGTTATATTCAAAACCTTTGAAGTTGTCGCTAAAAACCTTAGTGGTTTTATCTAAAAATACATTTTTCTGTTGTTCAACTATTTTTGATGATTCTTCAGTTTCTTTATTATAGCGGTTAAAAAAGTCAATAGCTTTTTGTTGATCAGATGTTAACTTTGAACCCGCTTTAATTTCTTTATAGTATTGATCTTTTAATCCTTCTAATGATTGTTTTGCTTGCGCAACTTCTTCTTTAAATCGTAATTTTTTACGTTTAATATCACGCTCATCATCTATATCTTCATCAAATGAAAAGTTATCTTCAATTAAAAAATCAATTTCTTCCGCTGATAAATGCGGTTTATTCTTTTTATAGTAGTCTTGTAACAATGCCATATCATCCACCGATGAATAATCTTTGTTTAGCGCTACGTAATCTTCTAGTGTTCCGCCGGTGTCATTTATAAAGTCTACAACTTTTTGAATGTTTTCCGGAAGTTCAATACCAGAATCTTTTTTGTCTTGAATAGCTTCTTTAATATTTTCAGCTAATTCTTTAGTTTCTTCCTGTATTGGTGCTTCTGAGTTTTCTTCTTCAGTAATTTCTTCTAAAACTACTTCTTCTTTTTGTTCGGTAGATTCTTCGGAATTCCGTACTTCTTCTGCCACTTCTTGGCTAGCTTCGGGTTCTTCGCGAATAGAAATCTCATCTGCGCTTTGCTCTTGAACGGCATCTACTTTTTCTTGTTTTTGTTCTGTTACTGGTGGTTGACGTAAATCAACTTTATAAACACCATCTTCAAAAACAGCTCCGGAATTTTCGGCAACTGTTTGTTCTTTTTCTTGAATTGAAGGTTCTTCGGAATTAACCGCTTTAACCTCTACATTTTCAGCCATAATAAAATATTATAAGATTATACACTATAAATTACCTAGGTTCAAAGGAACCTAAATCAAAATCACCGCCAAGCACATCATTTCCTGCTGATTCGAATGATTTTGGAGGTAAATTATTTTTTCTCTGATTAATTAATTCGCTTTGCTGAGACGCTTGAATTTTTGTACGCTCATCTTTACGATCTTCTTTTTCTTTAATTGCTTGTTTGTTTTTGTCAACTTCAATTCCTTTTAAACGCATGTTCATCTGGAATTCAAGACCCATTAAATCTTTCTTAAGTTGAGCTTCTTGCATTAAGCGTTGCATATCAAGCTGAGCCTCTATTTGTTTTAATTCTGCTTTCTGAGCCGTTAACGCTTGTTGTTTTTGTATTTCTGCTTGAGCAGCTACTTGTTGAGACTGAGCATTAGCCTGCGCTTGCATTTGAATATTTTGCTGTTGCATTGCTTGATCACGTTCTAGCTTTTTACGTCTACGTATTTTAAGTAACTGATTTGCTAATTGAAGGTTTTTAATCTCACGAAGATCAATTGCGTCTTCTAAATCAATAAGACCTGCTGACAATGCTGTTTGTATATTGTTTTCTAGCTTTTGTTTTTCTTCCTCGTCTGGCATTAAATCAATAAATATACCAAAGTCGTGAATATGTAAGTTTACTAATTCAGAAAGCGTTGCTACATTATGTACTCCAATAGATTGTATAAACGCCTCTTTAGCGGGTGAATATTCGATAACATCAGAAATACGCAAAGATACTTTTTCAGCTGTTTCTGCCGCTAAAAATAATCCAGCTTGTAGTATATGACGCGTTGCAGTATTTGAATTTGCAGCTGCTATTTTTTGAATACCAACTAAAGCATTACTATCTGGCATACTACCATCTCTTGCTTCATTTAATCCTGTAGCGTCTCTCATCATCTGCAAGTAATAATTGTAAGTGCTGATTAAAGATGAAATTTTATTACCGCCTGAACTTGCTGATATTTGTTGAATAGGTACTCTACCTGGATTCATATCTCCGTCAGAAGTAAATGATCTACCAATTACAGAACCAGTCTGGAAAAACATATTTAATGCTTCTTGAGGATTGTAATTTGTTCCGTTACCTAAATCAATTTCAGCTAAACCATCTGCATCAAGATAAACTCCGTCCGGTACTATTCTAGATAAAACTTGTTGTAATTTTAAATGAGTTAATTGAATCATATCAGCAAAGCCAGTAATACGGCTAACTAAAGATTCAATACGTCCTTGATACATTCGCGGAGCTACAATAGAGTAATTCATTTTAACTTTATTAGAATCACTTTTTGGTCGCACCATATTTTTAGCCATTTCCCATTTAAGCATAACATTAGCTCCAGGAACATAAACACCTTCATAAAGAACCTCTATATCTGTAGCTACTTTTTCAAATCTAGCTCTTGAATCTTTAGGTGGATTAAATCTATCGTTTTTTCTAATTGCTTTTTTTGCTCCAGTAGCAGTTTCTTTAATTTTATAAACTTCTTGATTGTAAGTCTTATAATTAAAATACAACACATCCACTGTGTTAGCATCGTGCTTGTTTGCTATAGGATTATATCTGTTATATATTCTGTAATTAGAATATCCTTCAGATGAAAGCTTTTCCATATCTTCTTGAGTTAATTCTGGAAATTGCTTTTTTAATTCGTTAATAGGTATTGTTTTTACTTCACCTACATAATATATGTCGTCAAAATATGGTGACTCAGTATAAGAGTGCACAATATTAGCAGGATCTACATATTCAATTTTAATACCTTCCGAGTTATTGTATGTGGTTTTTACCGCTGCAGTTCCTAAAACAGCAAGATCGTAATACAATTGCTTTTTAGTTAACTCATATCTGTTTTTATCAAAAAGAACGTTTATAGCTTGCTCTTCTGCAATTTCAATAGCTTGCTTATAGTTAAGCTGCATGTGTAACTGTAATTCTTCGTCGTTTGCTGGCAACTCAGCTAAATTACTTTCTTGAAGATTAACACCAAAGTTTTCTTTAGCAAAACTAGTAAGCTCTTGTGTTTGCATATCTCTAAGTATACTTTCCATATACTCAGTACGTTTGTTTACACCAAAAGGATCTTGAGAGTAAGCTTTAATATCATAAGTACGATTAGCCATACCATTTACCACAATATCTACAAACTTAGGAATAATAGGTACAGGCTTCCAATCTAAATTAAGATAAGACATATCTCCGTTAATAGAAAGCTCATCTTTATATTTTTGTACTGATTGTTCTCCCCGAGCGTATAGACGTAAATTGTGATATGCGTTTTGATTTACATAAAATCTATTTGTTGCAGCATCTCTTTTGAACCATTCGTGCTCAATTGCTTGAGCTATTTCAAGTCCATGTTCTATGCTTGCTTTTTCTTCGTCACTAACTACTTGGCTAGGAAAATAACTTTTTATAACTGACTCAGCCATAATTTTCTATTATTGTGGATTGTGAACCATCGTTTTTGTATCTAGCGATGTTCAGGTTAAGCTTTAATTTTGTTTTCTTTTGATTTGGTGCATATAAATTCTTATTGCAAGCCATAATAGCTAATCCCGAACTAATAGCCGCATCATATTTCGTACGTTTATTAATATCAAATTTAGCCCAATCATTTAATGTTCTATTAAAGTACATGCTACCATACTCTTGGTTATCTAGTACTCCAACATGCTTTTGTATATAAGATTCAATAGCGGCCGCGTGTGCTTGCCTTATATCTTCAGAAGAGTTAGGAATTCCACCAATTTCTTTTTCCGTAACAGATAACTTGTTATTTGCTCTGTCGGGTCTATTCATTGAAAATCCTCTATACCCTCTTCTTCTTAAATAATATAATAGTCTAGGTTTATTATTTTCTGCAAGTAACGGCATCCCATAAAAAACTAGCGACATTAAAACGTCTTCAAAAAACATTTCCGCTGTTTGAGGTCGTGCTACATATTCTAAAAAAAACATATTAGCAGGAGCATCTTCCATACTGAACTTAGTTAAACCGTGCAGCGCTCCTTTAGATCCTTGTCCATCTGTAGTGCCGGATATATCATAACTATCACACCCAAACGCACCTATATGTTCATTTCCCGGATATTTTATGTTATTCTTTACTATTACACGGTTTTGTAAGTTTACAGGTGGTACCCAGCTTACTTTAAATCTACCACTTGGATTTGGAACAAATTGTACCTTGCTATCTTGTATGCCATTTTCCCATTGAAAACTACCAGTTGTTACCCCGGCTAACGATTGTATATCTTCGTTATAATCTATTTGTTCGTATATTCTAGCTAAGTTAAATATACTGTTTTTTGTTTCATCTCTAAACGCGTGTTCTTCTGTACGTGGAAACTGTCTGTAGAACTCGTTTAAGCCATCCTGGTCGCCTTTTAATCCGTCAACCTCATTATCCCAGTGTTCTATAACTCCGACGTCTATAGGGTCTCCGTATGGCCCCTCGACTGATTCTTTTGGTGTATTAAATACAGGGTGTCCATAAGCATCAATGAATCCTTCGTAATTCCACTCCATAGGAATAAACAAACTATATAATCCACTGCGAGTCTGTCCGTTGCGGTTCCGTTTTGTAACGTTTGAGTCATTATATAGTTTTTTAAAGTTTTCACCTCCTTTATCTAAAGCGTTTGATGTTGACCCCATTAAACATTTACCAATAACTCTTGCTCCTAATCTTAAAGTAGTTTTAGTTACACGCCAGTTATTTAAAATATTATCTGGCTTTTCCCATTTTCCACTTTCATCGTGAACTAATAGTTTTAACTTTTCACCATCATAACTGTTATCTCCTGTATTCTTCCAGTCAATAGTTGTGTCAAGACCCTCTAGTTCTTCTCTCTGTTCTCCAGATTGTATTGATTTTCTAGTTAGCTTTGATGCTGGAACGCGATATGCTAATTCTGTTTTTGGACGATCCATACCATCCTGTATTGGTTTAAAGAAAAAAGGATAGTTTATAGAAATAGGTACAACCTTATCAGTAAACATTTTTTTAGCATCACCCCCAGATTTTGATAATATACCAAACCTAGCGTCACTAGATATTGTTGCCCAGTTAACTGTTTCAGCAGAAGCCATAAAAGAAAAACCAGAACGTCTATTCTTAAGATAGCACATTCCATAACTTCTAACATCTGCTTTACAAGCTTCCCAAAATATAAAGAATAATCTATTAGCTTCTCTAAATTCAGGTGCACCTACGTCGATCTTAGTCCATTGTAAGTACATGTAGTTAGTTCCCGTTATATAAGTTGGTGTTTCTTTATTATAAAACCAATGTCCTTCTTCCCTGCGTTTAAATTCTTCGTCAATGTACGGTTCCCACTTTTCTTGAAACTCTTGAGGATAAGTTTTCCAATCAAATATTGTTTTTATTTTATTTAATTCTTTTGGATATTCCTCTCTTGCCCACTTGTTTTCGCCTTTAACTAATTTAGTAGGTGCTAAAGGCAAAGCTATTCTAAGATTTTGTATTTCGTATACTTCTCCTATCTGCCCTGTCTTACTTATAACAATAAGATCTTCATCTTTGTCATAACCGTATTTCCATCGCTTAGCTTTGTTGAATCGCTTTAGCTTATTTATTTTTATAGGTTCTATAACCTTATATAAAGTTTGCTGGTACAT